TCTTTTTCTTCTGCTATCTTATTATTTTCGTCAGCTTCTTTTGCTAAATCTTTTTCTTCTAAAGCAAACTTTCTTTTAGGTATCTCCATTTTCGTCTTTCTGCAGGTTTTGTATTTCCTGTTCCATAATTGCGTAAGCTTTATATTCACCTACGGTTTTGTTATACTCATCCCAGCCAGGTAATCCAGCTGCTATGATGTCTTTTAACTGTTCTTTTTGCGCCCTAATCTTTTTTAAGATTATATAAATAGCGGTCTCATTTTCCATTTTTTCGTACTATACACGAAAAACTAAAAAACTCAATTATTTTTTAGCAGAACCGCCTTTTTTATACATTTGGTTAGCCATAGGTTTCTTCATCATCATTGATCCGCCACCCATTTTTTTAACTCGACCACCAGCTTTTTTAGTAAGTTTACCACCTTTTTTAAATCCCATTTTTTCAGCTACTTTAGGATTTTTCTTTTTTAAAGCTTTCATCCCTGGATTCATTGGTTTTTTATTCATAATCGTCTCCTATTTTTTCTTAATTAATCCCATCGCACCTTTAGCACCTTTTATGCCAAAGCTCGCTGAGCACGCAATATATAATAAGTGTTTATAATAATCCGGAAGTGATTGTAAAGCAATAAATCCTTTTTCAACATGATCTGTCATTCCAGGAAAAAATACTAAAACGGCAGGCCCTAAAAGGCAAATTAAAATTAGCTCGTCTTTCCACGACCCTTGCATTTGATCCACAGCTGATGCTTCCCACGCCACTTTACCGGCTATTTGATCTTGTTTAAGCTTAGTTGCTGCTTGAACTTCTGTTAGTTTCAATTGAGCTTTCGCTTTTTTTGTTTCCACGAAGCCAGAAACTGCTTGTCCGGCAACGCCTAATAATGGTTTAATTAATAAATTTAACATTAATAATCTCCTTCTATAATCGTTTCACTAAACGGTGCTATACCCCACGCATGCGGTGCAGCCATTTTATTTGCTAATTCTTCTCCATACATTTGTTCTAAATTAGCGAATCCAGTTGGGTTTAATTCCCCTAAACTTTTTTGTTGCCACCACTTAGGGTCTGTCATACTTGCTGACTCTGGTGGCATACCATCATAAAAACTATAATCAAAATCATCCATACCATAAAAATCTTGATCAAAAGAATAGGGATTAACAACTCTATATTTATTGGCAAGAGGATTAGGATTTGGAATTAAATTTCCATTTTCATCTCTACCAATAAAAGCTGGTATTCCTCCTTCTCCCGTTATCTCAATTATTCCAGTAGGTGAGTAAGCTTGTGCGCCTGGAGCAAAACTAGAAAAATATTCATTCGCATATAAATTTGGATCTCCACCTTTACTTATTATTTCCTCAGCCATGCCTGGAGGAAGTTGACTCCATAAAGCTTGTCCACCTAATGCTCCTGAAGTTAAAGCTCCTGCATCCAATAATGATGCGGCAAGTTGTTGTTGTGCGTTTAAATATCCACCAAATTTTGGATCTCCACCAGTTTCTGGTAACATTTGTGTTACGGGTGGAGGAGCATAGCTTCCAATTCCTCGTCTTATGTTTTCTTGAATAATTGCTTGATTAGCTTGATCTTGTAAATCTAGTGAAGCGGATATTTGAGGAGGTGCTGCATTTGCCGCATTAATAGCGTCAGCTAAAGCGTTACTGCCACCTTGATTAGTGGATCCACCACCTGGTTGATGAGGACTAGAAGTTTGTCCTGGCGAAACATATGATGTTCCTGCCGAACCCCATGGTGTGCTATCGTCTGTTCCGTATCCACCTGGCATTATTCAAACTCGTAATTAGGATTAAAACCAAACATAGCTGCAAGTGTTGGATTTTTATATCCAAATTCCATTAATCCAAATTGATCCATATCTTCTAATCCATATTTTTGAGCTTCGTCTGTATCAGCAAAATCACGATAACCTGGATACATTGATTGTAATAAAAATGATCCTGTTCCGCTTCCTGGTTCTCCAGAAAGAATATTATCCATTGGATCACCATAAACATTATAATCGTATGTTGGTAAAAGATTTTGCTCGGACACATCTTGTGTACCAGCATCCTCTGGATATTGATAAGCACCTTTTGTAAGAAAATCAAAAGTGTTTTTTGGTGGAACATAAGCTTTCATTTTATTGCCCATCATGCTTTTACCATCATCTTCATTCACTTGCTTATATGCCTCATCTAAAAATGCTTTTCCAGCTGCTGTACCTTCAAGTCCTGTAGAAAAGTTATCAATTCCAAAACGCATTCTATCAACTAATTTACTATAATCTATTCTTTCTTTTAATTGTTCTGGAGTCTCGTTAAATGCAGCTTGTGCTGTAGGAGCAGTTGTTTCAAATCCAAATCCTGGTTGTCCTAATGCATAATTAATTCTGTTTGTTATTTGTGCGTTTTGAAGAGCTTTATTAGCTTCATCATAATAATACTGTGCTTCTTGTCCTGATTGCATATCACCAAGTCTCATGTATTTCTCATAAAACTCTCTATCCGAATCTGACATCATTGATTTTCTTAAATCATCAGTATAAACATCACCTAAAATTTCTCTATTCTGCTTACTTCTTTCCCAATTATCTCCTAAAGATCCTATTCCTTTCATTGCTGCTTGAAAAACAGGGAAAATAGCGTCTTTTACATTAGTACCTAGTTTTTTAAAGTCTCCACCTGCTTCACGAATTGTATTAAGTACTACATCACCAGCCTTACCAACACGTTGTTCAGTAGGTGCAAATTTTCTTTTACCTAAATTTCTACCATAAGATGCTCTATATTGATCACGTATATTAGCACGATTACGAGCCTCGCGACGTGCGTCAACACGTCTACGAGCTCTTTTAATCATATCTCCTCTAAGTGACATTATGCACCTGGAACTATTATAACTTTAAGGACAATAAGAACAATGATTGCTACAATTCCGGCCTTTATCCAGTCCTTCATTTTCCAGTCATTCCACTCTTTTAGATGTCCCCATAAATCTTTTAGTAAATTCATGTCTCCCTCCTAATGTATTGTTGGTTTATATTGCTTAATCATATCTTCAGTCAAGAAGAAACTATCCGCAATACTTGCAAACACATGGGCTGTATCATCAGCACCAATTGTTTCGACATACAAATTTCTTGTCACTGCCATCAAGGCACTTGCAACAAGCAACTTATCTTCATCTTTTTTAATCTCACCCCTTGCAGTTTTTTCTAAAGACTGCATAGCTTTATTTATTATTTTTATCTGCTCGTCCATTTGACCTCGATCTTGCATTCATTGATGCAACTTTTTCTGCACTACGAAGTTTTTTATCTTCGCGCAAAGTTTGCATATTTTCTTTTATCTCATCAATTGTTTGTTGATCAGACTCTTTTATAGCATTTAATCCTTCTTTGACAATAGTTTGCTGCATTCCGCTTTTCAACTTATCACGTTCAAGATCAAGTTTTTCAGCTTCTATGCCAATATTAGCCATAATTTTATTATCTTCTGCTTCGCCTTTCATGTTCATTTCAGCCGCTTTAAGATCAATTTCTTGTTGTTTTAATCGAACAAGTGGATCTTGGTTATCTTCCATTGCTGCTTTTTCTCTCTTAGCCATTTCAGCAACCATTTCAGCTTCTAGTTCAGCGACACGTGATTCTTTTTGATTTTGTAATTCTTGTGCTGCTGCTTGCATCTGTTGTACCATTTGTGGATTCTGTTGTGCCTGTTGGCCCATTTGTTGAATTTGTTGTGTTTGTTGTTTCATTTCTTCTTCAACTTGTAACGCTGCAACAAGTGCAATATGTTCTAATATATGTCCTTCCATCATTGCGTACAATTGTGGATTAATTTGAACCATACGTGTTGCTACAAATTCACCGTGTGCATCCATGTGTGATCTATGATTTTGTTGTGGAAAAGCTTTTGGTTGTGTACCTCTCATAGCAAGGGAATTTTCCATTGCTGGACTCATAGGTTGTGGTTGATCTGGATCTGGTTTTAATAATGCATCTATATTATCAACATCTAATGCTTGATAAACTCTTCTATATGCTTCACGAATATTATGTAAAGCTGGATTAGCCATTGCTAATTGCAATTGCTGTTGTGCCAACATAACACGTTGTGACATTGAGAATATATTTGGATTAGATATAGGTAGTATATCGACACGATCATCAAAATCTTGTTGTTTAATCATGTTGTTTCCACCACGCACCATGTAAGGATATTCTGGTGGAAGGAACATTTTAAAGCAACGTGCAAGTAAATTAAACTCAACACCTTGTGCGTAATGTAATCTTTTATGAATTGCACTCATCACTTTAGTTCCACGCTCAAGTAGCGCTAATGTAGTACCTACTGGATTCTGTTCATTACCTTCACCCATTTTCATATCCGCAATTGCTGCAAATGATTTACCTGCATCAACACAGAAACCTAATAATGCAAATAATACTTGCGAAGGTTCTTTATATGGAAGTGGTAATAAAGATTCTTTTATTGATTGTCCTGTAACATCAACATCTCTAAATTCACCAGGTTGTAAAGGTTCATCATGGTCACGTATACGCATACCACGTGATTTAAAACCTGCTGGAAGGTTAGCGAGTGTACCAGCATCAATTAACTGCCGCAAAACACTTGTTGCTGTTCGCGATAACCCTCCAAGCATGTGTATTAGGCCAAATCCATAGAAGCCTAATCCTGGGAGGAATTTGTAGTGTGTAAAATAATCTACGCGATTTTTTAATTGGTCCGCTTCATTCCAATTTCTTCTAATAGAAAGAACTTTAGTTGAATATTGATCTATCGTTATAATGTATGGAAGTTTAATTCCATCTGGGTCCTCGAACCCTGGAACATCTGCATTAACATGCATTTCCAAAAGAACATGTTCATCGTCTCCAGCTGAACTATCACTTGTTCCTTGGAGCTCGTCTATTTTATCCTTTGTATCATCTAATGTTGAAACCGAACCAGATGTCACTGGTACATCACGGTAAAAACCACCTACTTGTTGTTTACGAAGTGTATTTGCATCAACCTTTGTTACATGTGTTATTCGTATTGCATCTTCTAAAGATGACGCCATATAATTAACAACACAATCTTCACTAGATACAAATTTTGAAACAGCACGTTGTAGTGCCGCGTCATAATATGTTTTCTTAAATGCTGAACCGGATAATGGTAAATAAAATAATAATTGATCCATATCTGGATCATATTCTTTCATAATGTGTGTAATTTGATAATTCATGTAATCTTTTACACGTTTAGCTTGTTGTTCTGACTCAGGTGTAATTTCACCAACTATTTCTGTATTAACTGGTCCACCTGGTGGTAATAATTCTTTATATGCTTGTGCTTGAAATTGTGTAACTGATTCTGCTAATAGTGGATGAATAACGCCACTTGCACCTTGGAAAGGTTGTGTACGATCTTCATACTTAAATCCAAGCATATCCAATCCTTTAGTGTAAGTATCTTCCCAATCTTTTCTTGAAAATTTATCTGCTTCGTATGAAGCAATCAAATCATTAGATAATTTCTGTAAATCATTATCTTCAATATATTCTGCTAAGTTATCACCAAATGCAATTTGTGATTTATCAATAGGTGCGTTTGGATCAAAATTTACATCCACACCACCATCTGGTAATTCATTAATATCAACGTCCGGTTCAAATGCTACTGATCTTTCTTGTGGAACTTCAATATCAACTGCACTTTCATTTGCACCGACATCAACTCCAGCAGACGCTAATGCGTCAATTGCTTTTTCTATAGTACTATTTGAAATGGGTCTTGTTTTTGGTTTTACCATTATTTCATCCTATCATAGTGTAGGAATAACATCAACAAAAGATGGACGGTGGATGTAACCACCTTCCGCTTTATACATATCTACGGATGTGTTGATTGTTGATTCCTTTAAATTTATTACGGGGATTTTTGCCCATGTATTTCCTTGCCCATCTTTAATGTTTGTAGAAGAAAAATCAAGGTCTAAATTTTTTGCAGTGCTCTTCATAGCTTTTACAGCAATTTGATCGTAAAAGCCAATATTTCCTTTCGCTGTCTCACCACTTGCACTTGCAAACTTATTCTTCGCTTTTCCAGTGACAATTGCCACACCATCAAATCCTTCTTTTTGAGCAAGGTTAATTGCTGTTTTAATTGCTATTTTAGACTGATTTTCTGATTTTTTAAATGGTCCTTCTGGAAACAATGACTCATCCTTTTTACCATGGAATGCATCAGTTGATGTTATTTGTTCGTTAGTTTTATTTAGTTCTTTTCGTACAGCATCACGTTTAACCTTTAGTCTTTCCAAAATAGTAGCTGCAGATGGATCTGTGTGTCCTGTAATCTTATCAATTTGATCAGTGACTTTTGTTAATTCATCTACTAAAAGAGTTTTCCGTTTTCTCAACACATCCAGGTCTACCATTCCAGGTGAATCTTGTCTTGGAGCGTAAGAAAACGTATCCGGTCTTTGTTTTACCTTCTGGTGCATATCAGACTGGATTTCTTCTATAAATAGTATGCGATTACCTTGTTCATCTGTACGCTCGGAAGCACGCATCCAAAATACAGGATTATTGCCTTCAGGGTTTGTAAAGTGTCCTTCACCATACGTAAATCTTGGTTCATTGGCTCTTTTTCCTTTTGGATTAGGATTATAAGTAAATGGTATTTCTATATACCCGGTTCCTCCAGGCATGAACTGCGTTCCTTCATGTTGTACACCTTTTCCTTTTGCAAAGTAAAATCCTTCTCCTTTTCGAAGACGATTGAAGCGATCTAGTAAATTTTTTGAATAAAACGGAATTTTCATTCCTTCTGGAATACCATTCTTAATTACGTCATCTATTCCATAAAATTGCTTAAATGTTTTGTTAATATCGGCAATTATAGCTTTTTCTGATGTTGGCCAATCTTTTTTAAGATCACTAACATTTTTTAGTGTTTCTGATAGTCTTAAACGAAGAGTATCGCCTGCAATGTCTTGTGGCTTGTTTAAAAGACCACGAACATCCTCCATTCCGGTTTCACCGTGGTAATATGACCCACCACTTTTTCTTTTAGTTAAAAAACTAGTAAAATCCTTCACACCTTTCTCAAAAGGCTCAACTTGATGAATTTTATAACTAATTATAGGTTTTTCGTTCTTGTATGCCGCAATTAAGTCTGATTTTGAGATTGCTGTGTTGTTTTTCCACTTTTTAGTGCTTTCATCCCATCCACCCATGTTATAAAGTAGGTTTTTGAGCCCAAATTCGTTTAATTCGGTCGGAGAAACGCCTTTTTTGGTCAAATAACCAAGCCATTGCTGCGGTGACATCTTATTTTGGACCGCATTTGCTAATTCCATGTCAGATTTTAGGTAAAAAATGGAATCTGAGCCCACACCAGCATTAAGCGTATGGGTTTGTGTCGCTGTTTTTGATGTTCCTGGGCCTCGGTCCGCGATTTTTAAAGTCGTGTCTACATCATCAATAAGTGGAGGTGTTTTTTTCAACTTAAATGGGTTCTTGAAACTCATTGCAAGCTGCATTTCCGCCTCATCTGGATTTAAGTCAGGAACTACTGATTCCATTTGTTCATATTGTGCCATATCCCCTCCTAATGCCATGTTTGGACGAACAAGTCCACCTTCTTTTCCTATCCATTTTCCAAGTGACTCCCCTCGAGGCATATTAGGAATTTTATCTTTTGTTGTTGGTAATTTTCCATCAAACATATCAGAAAAAGGAATTAATTGTTCTTTAACTTTATTCACAGAATCAAAAAGACTTAAATCTTTATTAGGAAGATTTTTATGTGTTTTTATATAATATTCTGCTGTAGCACGTTCATTTGACGAGCCTAATATTTTTTCTGCGTATGTCATTTTATCAAATCCCTTTTCTGCTTTTGAATTTTTTACATAGACAAATGGATCTCCAATAATAAAATCAATGTCAGGATGATCCTTTTTAAAATTATTGGCTAAAGTTTCAATTTGCTTTGATGTTTTATTAGCAAGTGATTTTTTTTCATTCATTGATAATTTATTATATTTAATATTGTTAGAATCAAAAATATCAATAATCTTAGTAGATAAAGCATAAGCTTTATGATCCAAACCAGATTTAAAGGATGATACATTACCAGAAGCTGTCATATGTGGTTCTAGTGGGCTTCCTTTATGTGCGCCTTTTAATATTGCCTTAAGATTTGTAATATCACCTGTTCCACCAAACATAGTCGCTTTTACATGATCAATATCATAATAACTTGAAGAAGGATCTTGGTTCTTGAGCCACGCAAGGCTATCAGATGCTTTTGGATTATTTTTAATAGATGATACTAAAATTTTTTTCTGATTGCCCACATCTAAATCTCTTGCGTGTGAACGTGCATTATAAGTTAAAATGTCTCCGTCTTTTGCTAAATTAAAAGCTTCTAGAGGAGGTTTTTGTGACCCTTCTGGATAATATCTTCCAGTATATGTATCAAGTTTTCCTCTTTTAATTCCAAATGGTTTTCCTGTTAAAGATTGAATTGCATCTTGTATTGATCTCCACGAACCTTCTTTTCCAGCACTCTTTAAGCCAACACCTAATGGTATTCCTTCCTTTTGCTTCCATGCATCAAAAACACGAAGTTCATAAGGAACATTTGGGTCTCCTTCATCTGCTATTTTCATTAAATCTAAAGCTGATCTTTTTACCACCGGCTGTATCACTTTATATCCAGTATTTCCTAGCTCATAATTTTTTCTTGCTGAAGAAAGTAATCCTGCTTGAAGTTCTTCAGGATGAGGATATTTTTTAATAAAAGCATTCCATAAATTTTCAAAAGGTTTACCTACTGTAAGTTGATCGGCTCTCTCTTTAGATCTTGATACCGTCATTCCTAATTCTTTAGCAGCATCCAATTGTGATTTAGTGCCAAGTCGTACTTGTTCTAATATATCTAAATAATTTGATGGTGGGAGAGTTGATTGTCTACCGGCGTGTAGTCTTGGTAAATTAGTTCTTACATCCGTAGAATACATTGGTACCTTTAACGGTTGAGCACCTAATTTTATTTGATTATAATCTAAATGTGGATAAATAGTTTTAAGAAGATCCATTTCATCCGATTGTTTAAATGTTTGTGGATTCATCCAATCCCATTTTGAAGTAGTAGGAATATTATCAAGTTTACTACCAGACTTGATGCCTTTATAAATAGTATAAGGATTAGTAACCATTATTTTATATTTTGAAGAATACCTTCGTAAAGATATGGTTCAATTTTTTCAACATTTTTTGTAGGTGAACCTTTAGCAAAATTATATCCTTTTTTACCAACTTTGTATGCACCTTTAGCGGCTGGAACACCAACACCACGCGCTATTCCAAAAAACATTGGAAGCATATAACCAATACCAGCTCCTTCTGGGGGCATCATTTCAGGTCCTTGAAAAGCAAGTTTATCAGTAATGTTTTTAGCAGCATATTCTGCTCCTGGAGAATTATCCATTAACATTTCATCTAATGGACGAGATACTGAAGAAGCAAGTTGCACTAATTTACCATCACGCATTCCAAATACACCTTCACCTGGTAGTGATAAATCACCCTTGCTCGTAAACTGAGGATCAAGAGTCATATCAAACCCAAAAAATCCTTCATCAACTTGAGGTAATTTATTTATAATAATATTTTCACCACTTTCATCTACTGAAGCTATTCTCCATGTCCCATCTTCAAAATTTTGTAATTTTAATGCTAAATCTTCATCTGCGATTGCTTGATCTTTTAATGTGTTTAAAATTTGATTAAATGCTTCGTAATTTTGACTTTGTTGTCCAACTTTTAATGCATCACTTAATTCTTTAGATATATCTCTTGCAGCACTATAATGAGCATACATTTCTAACTCTTTCATATGGTCCGCAAATCTAGGATTAGAAGAATACTGTTCTATTGGAATTGTTATTCCACCTTCATAATCATTTGACATAAATGCTTCTTTAAAAAAATTAGGCATAAGATCTCTTGCTGTAAATTCATCACCAATTGACCATCCATAATAATCTTTATCTGCAGTTCCATCTTCAATACCTAGCTGTTCTAAAGCTGGCATTAATCTATTAATTCCACCAACAGTTTCTAAACCAAGTTGAGTTGCTCCTCTACCAAGATCTTTTACAAATTCTTGTGCTGGATCAGTTGCAACAATACCTGCAGGAAGTTTTTGATCAGCAGCAGCCCGGTTCCATGCATCACTGCCGGCTAACCCTTGCTCCTCTGCTTTTATTGCTTGTGAAATAATTGATGTATTATCACCCCTTTCAGCGGCGTCTGCATACGCTTGGTATAAATCATCAATAGTATTGTTTTCTTCGTCCATTTGTTGGTTCGTCCTTAAAGTCATCCTTCAGTTCTACGTAGTAGCCTTGACGGTAGCGCATTAACGCTTGTGTCGTACTATCCACATAGTCATCGTGATCGCCAAAAGGAAATGCGGCGCATTCCTCTATGACTTCCTCTGCCCAACGTCTTTCTGTGGGTGCCCATACTGCCCCAGATTCGAATAACGGTGCCACGCTATTCACTCTTGAATGTTTATCATTTCCTTTGCTTGGTGTAAAGTTAATAACTGGTATTCCAGCCTTCTGTAATTCATGTGTAAGTGGTAACCCGGACGCTTTGGCCTCGATCAATATAACCTCTGGTTCCCAGTACTTATATTCCTCTTGTGCCTTTGCTTTTAGTTCAGGAAAATTCCACCTACCTTTTTTAGCATCCAATAATATAATACTTTGTGCACCACCTTCTTGCGGTGTAAATATACCCCACGTAGTAATAGCTGAATAGTCAGCTGTCTCTTTTGAAGAGAATGCGGTATCATATGATTGAATAATATATTGTAATTCTGGAATCTTCTTATCTTCCCACTTCTTCCACCACTCACGTTTTATAAGTGCACCTTCCTCGGAGGTAGGTTGTTGCATCCATTGTGCTTGCCACTTGGTTAATGGAATAGACGCCTTGACACCCATTAAACCTTTCATGGACCAAAAATTACCCCACATAGGTTTGTCATTTAGTATAGCTGGAAACTCTACTACTTCCCATTTGTCCGTCATATCATCTTTGCCTTGGGCCTCGAGCAGCTTACCAGTAAGATCTTTTACTGACCAACGTGTCATGACCAAAACAATCGCGCCGCCAGGTTGAAGTCTTTGACGTGGACCGGAAGTATACCACTCGTAATGTGATTCTAGGACCGTGGGTGAAAGAGCATCTTGCTCAGAATGTGGATCATCAATAATAAGTAAATCAGCACCACGACCAGTAATAGCACCACCCACACCAGCAGCAAAGTATTCACCTTTATGATTAGACTCCCAACGACCAGCAGCTTTTGAATCGGCTGCCAATGTAACATGTGGAAAAACAGAATTATACTCCTCTGATTCAATCAAGTTCTTTGCCTTACGACCAAATCTAATAGCAAGTTCCCCTGTGTGTGTTGTCTGTATCAGTTTAGCTGTAGGATGTCTACCCATGAAGAACGCCGGAAATAGATGTGATGCAAATTCTGATTTTGTATGTCTTGGTGGCATATTGACAATAAGTCTTTTAAGCTCACCACTTGCAATACGATTTAGCTTCTCTGCATATATCTTATGATGTTTACCTTCTACAAATTCAGGCCAAACTGTCTTAACAAAAGTCAGGAAGTCACCTTGCGCTTTTTCACGCTTTTCTTCCAGCTTGTTTTTAAGAATCAACTTCAGTGTATTCGTATCTAGTGATTCTAATTTAGAAACGGTTTCCATTTTTTAAAAATTTTTTAAGTAGGGTACCTTATAACGTTTTTATACATGATTGTCACCCTCAGACTTACCTAAACTAAAGAAAAGCATGCTTTAGGAAAAAGGGGGGGTTGCCCCCCGTCGTTTGCGCAGGTCTTGGAGTTTAGCGGGCGCGAGCGTAGCGAGCGCTAGAGTCCCGGGCGCCTGCGACAATTTGTCGCACCCCAACATCTAGTAGCACACACACGCACGAGCATACTATATCCCGGGCAAGTTATCCACAGGATATCCACAATGTTGCAATAATACAACAACATTTATTATTTAACTATGATACAAGGTAGATAGAAATAGAAAGAGGTAAAAATGACCAAATCAGAATTTAAACGCAAAGTAGGAATGGGTTTCTTCTCTTGCGAATGGGTCAACAATGCTGGTAGTATTTCCAAAGTTAAAAGAGGAATACTAGGTGGCTTTGCTTGGCGACATACTAACAATCCAGTTCCAACAAATGTAAAAGAGCATAACGATTACGTTCTTGCATATAGAGTTGGTAATGGCTTACTTCCTGAACATAGACGTTGGGCAAATATTAATCCATTAACTATTAAAAAGATAAACGGAGTTGAAGTATGAGCAAAGATTTAATTACTATGAATAACGTCAATATCCAACCACTAATGGAGTCATTAGTGGAATTGGTTAAGGACAAGAAAGCGACAGGTGAATTAGATGACTTGATTAACGCTAAACTACCTGAAAAAAGCAGTGCAGATTGGAAACTAATCTGTGGTGTTTTATGTAATTCAGTTGTTGAATGGGTTGCTGTAAATAAAGATGAGGAAGTTAAATCGACCGACTTATTACAGCACTTACAATCTGACATTGGATACATACTAAAAAGATTGGGGCTAAGTTAAACCTCTTTCTAATAACTTAACTTCGATAAAGGGCGAATTTAATTCGCCCTTTTTTTATGTCTTATCATCAGCCATCTCCTGAAGGAAGCAACGCCCGGGCAGCAGGTGAACAACCAAATCAATGATATTTGTTATGGAGTTTGGGAGTTTGGGGAGTTTAGGAGTTTGAGCTGGCGGGCGCCCCGCGGAAACAAACACCTGGGCTGTGGATAACCTGTTAATAAGTATTATGGAGTTTGGGAGTTTGGGGAGTTTGGAGTTTGAGGCAAGAGCCGAATAACTCCGTTTATCTTGCCTCATAGTTAGAGATACCTCGTCTTTCGACTTCTCCTGTCTAACTCGGTAGTCCTTTTTTATATGTGCGGCTACCAACACATAATGTATTATACCATGACTTCACCCAATGTACAATGGGTCGATTGCTTTTCTTGTGGATAAGTTTCCACATGCCATCATGCCATTCATAAGTATATGTATAATCTCTAGTCCATTTGTTCCAACGAATCATAGTAATCCTTTCTCTTTCTAATGACATCTATATCACGAATCCAATCTGATGACAAGTGCGAAGTAATAAAACTTACCCTGAAAACACCGGGCGCGCCCGGTGCGTTACGGACCCAGCTCCGCGAACCACGTAAGATGGTTCATTGGGAGTTTGGGAGTTTAAGGGAGTTTAAAACACTGATGACACCACGAAGTATAGGACCATGACTATCACGACCCACTTGATAGGTATCAATAATCCAAGTATTCAGTCCATGCTCATCCTTTCTTCTTTCTAGCAGCTCCTGCATCTCGAAGCGCAGCAGCTTCCTGGTTATATACGCTTCCTGGATCCTGAAGTCAATACCCCGGGCAAAATAAAATGGCGGAAACCTTACCTTTTATTCCGAAGGAAGCGGAGGAACTCCCGGCGCGCGCGCCGGGCAGCTGGGCTGAAAACAAAACGGCAGACTTCTGCGATTTTTGTATAAGGGAGTTTGGGAGTTTCAGGAAGTTTGCGAAGCGGGCGCCGGGCGCCCGGCCGAAGTTATCCACAGGTTATCCACGGTTTATCCACAAGGGAGTTTGGGGAGTTTGAACACTCCCCAATCTTATGGTTAATTATTAAATACCGTTTCGTACATTTTGTCTAATGCACTTCTATTATCTTCGTTTGATAATGCGACCATTTCTTGATTCTTCTTCATGACAGGAACAACCGAATCATAATGACTACATATTCTGTTTAGTATTTCTGTATTCTTATCTAAAGAATCAGCTATTTCTTTAAGCACTTCCACTATTGGATTGCTACTATCTTCTGGTAAAACCATATATACTCCAATCTATTTCTATCCTTTACTTTCGCCTCTCGCCTATCGGGTCACTCGCCATTAAAGGATAACTATAATATAACATTTGCGACCAACAAATTCTACCCCTAATAAAAATTAATTGTGGATAACTTTTCGAGATTCACGATCTTTGAACTATCACCAGCATGGTACGCTGCAACCAGGGCCCGGGATCCGGAAGCAGGATCCGAAATGCACAAAAAAGTTAAGGTTTATAGGGAGTTTGGGAGTTTGACCCCAGCTGCCTGGTGAAGGGCCCGGGCTAAACCCTGATTCGAGATGCGTGAAAAAGTTAAGGTTTATAAGGAGTTTGGGAGTTTGAACTTGACAGGAGGAAGGTT